GTGAGGAAGAAGATGTAGCGGAAGTTCGCCTCGGCCTCGTCGGCCAGGGCGCCCAGGGCGGCCCACATGGCGGGGCCGGTGGGCTGGGCCACCTGGATGTACTCGTACTGCAGGTTGGTGTTGAGGGCGGCGCGGACGGCGGCCTGGACGCTAGAGACGCTGGCCTGGGGGGCGGTGGCCTGGAAGCGGTAGGTGGCCCCCGCGGCGTAGGTGCCGGTGGCGAAGTTCAGGGTGAGCCCCGTCCCCGGCAGGGTGTAGGTGGCGGCGGTGGCGATCTCCTGGCTGGTGGTGTCCCCGCCGTCCAGGCTGTAGGTGAAGGTGGCCGTGCCCAGATCTCCCCCCCTGACGATGCGCACCACGATCTCGTAGGCGTCCAGGGGGCTTCCCGTGATGGTGACGGCGGGGGAAGAGGGGTTGCCGCTGTTCGCGGCCACGCTCCCCGCGATGTCGGCTTGCGCCCGCACCGCGTAGACCTGGCCGCCCCCGTAGGCCAGCTGGTCGGCCACAGCCCGAGCCAGGGGCCCGGTGCCCAGGACGCCGGGGACGGCGGCGAGGTCGCTGAAGGCCAGGACCCGGTTCACGGGCCCCTGGCTGGAGACGCCCACCACCACCCGCTGGCCCTCGCCGCTCGGGGCCACGATGCCCAGGCCCCCGTCTTGGATCTCTGGGTAGACTCCGGGTAGCCTTGCCATCCTCTATCTACCTCCTACCTGTGGGTGGGCCCCTGGAGGAACTCCTTCAGGGCCTTCTCAAACTGGGCGCGGGAGACCCGGGTCCCCTCGGCCCAGCCCGCGTAGACCTTGAGCCCCGCGAAGGCCCAGGGGGGCACCCCCAGGGCCTGGGCGTGCTCCTCAATGGTGGGGAGCTCCTCTTGCGCTTCCTTCACCTCTTCTTTGGTTTCCTTGGGCATGCTATACCTCCTCTTCCAAGACGGCCTCTTCCACCTCCACCCGGACGGGCACCCAGGCGGTGTCCTCGTAGAGGGCGATCTCCACGGGGACTTCCAGGGCCAGGGCGTTTTCCCCCACCAGGAGGCCTTCCTCGTCCAGATAGGAGAGGGCGATATCGTTCAGCTTGGCGTGATAGTCCTCCCCCACGTGCAGGGGGGTGTCCCACATATAGAGGAGAACCCCGGCGAGGAGCCGGTCCAGCTCCTCGCTGGAGCGGGCATAAAGCTCCAGGCGGATACGTAAGGTGCCTCCATAGAGCCTGCGCCGGGTCTTGACGGGCCCGGCCACTACCCGGCTTCCGTCCCGCTTGAGGGCGCCGGAGAGGGGCTGGATCAGGGCGGCGGGGGCCATCCGGTAGGCCTCCTCCCGGCTCCGGCCCACCAGGACCCGGGCGGGGGGAAGGCCCGCGTGGGCGCAGGCCGCCTTGAGGTACTCCAGCACCGGGGCGATCACCGCGTCGCCTCCTTCATCCACTCCAGGAGGAGGGCCTTGGCCTCCTCGCGGTCTTCCTCGGTGAGGCCCAGGAAGGGGCGGGCGGGGATGTAGACCTTCCGCCCCCTCCCGGCGTAGCCCCCGAACTGGTGGATGCGGGCGTACTCCAGGTTAGTGCCCACGTAGATGCGGCTTCCCGCCACCTTCCAGGAGATGGAGTTCTTCAGGCGGGCCGTGACGACCAGGGGCTTGCGCAGGGCCACGCGCCTCTGGGCGGCGGCGGAGATCCCGCCCCGCTTGAGCCGGTCCCTGGGCCGCACCTCCTTCGCCAGGGTGGCGGGGGAGAGGGGCGGCCAGGGGGAGCCGTCCGGGGCCCGGCTCTCCTCAAAGCGGCGGTGGGTGCGGGCGAGAATCCCCTCGGCGATGGCCTCCTTGACCTTCTGGGGGACGCCCCGCCCGAGCTTTCTCAGGGCCTCGTTTAGCTCCCGCCAGTCCCCTTTGAGGCGCACGCCCATCAGAAGTCCTCCAGGCTCTCCCGGGAGAAGACCCGCTTCCCCCGGACGGCGGCCCCGCCCTTGGGCCTCGCGGGCTCCCCCGTGGGGGGGAGGGGCAGGGAGGCCTTGCCCACGGCCACGTCCCGAAGGAAGGCCACGGCGTCCCGGTATCGGGTGAGGGCGGCCTCGTCGGCGGTGCCGGGCCGGATGCCCCGGCGGAGCATGAGGCGGTAGACGGCGATGTCCACCGCCTTGGCCTTCAGCACCTCGGGGAGGGAGGGGAGGGGGAGGGCGTAGCGCTGGGCGAGGTAGCTCTCCACCTCGGCCCAGGCCTCCCTCAGGGCGGCTTCGGCCCGGGCCTGGCCCTCGGGCGTGAGGACCCCCGCCCCCTCCTCGTCCACCAGGTAGAGGAGGACGTCTAGGGGGAGGGCTTGGCGGAGGTCCTCGAGGGTGATCATGCGCCGGCGCCGGTGCCGGTGGAGCCGTAGGCCAGCTGCCAGAAGAGGTAGCCCGCCGCTTTACGCTCGTAGACCCCGTAGATGAAGACGTTGCGCTTGAAGACCTCGTCGGAGGTCTCGGGGTCGTCCTTCGCCACCCACTCGGGGCGGCTCCGCCGCTGGAGGACGAAGGGGCGGATGGCCTGGCTCCCGTCCACCAGGAACCAGTAGGTCTCGTACTCCTCCACCAGCCAGGGGCTGACCAGGATCTCGGCCTTCCCGTAGTCGGGGTTGGCCCCGCCCGAGGGCAGGGTGGGCACCCCCACGATCTCGTAGGCGGTGCTCTCCAGCCCGGGGCCCACCACCAGGTAGATGGGCTTTTGCAAGAAGAAGCCCAGGGGGTAGCCTCGGGCGTCGGTGAGCTGCCTCATCTGGCTCAGGGCCTGACGGAAGGCCTCCCGGGTCAGGGGAGCATTGCTCGCGTTCTGGAAGGTCCGCTTCCCCACCGTGTGGGAGCCGAAGAAGGGGCGGCCGTCGTAGCCCTTCTGCTGGAACCCCTTGCGCAGGAGGTCGGCGATGAGGAGGTCGTCGTGCTCGGCCCACCTCCGGGCGTACTGGAGGGCGGTGATGCGGATGAGGTCCATCTGGTCGTCCTCCGCGTCCGTGCGGGACACGGCGAAGGTGGCCTCCCAGTCGGCGTTGGCGATGGCGAAGGTCTCGGCGGTGAGGTTCTGGACCTGCCGCTCCCCCTCCCAGAGGCGCATGGTGGGCATGTTCTCCATCCAGGCGTAGTAGTTGGCCCGGCCGTTGGACTGGACCTCCAGGGCCAGCTTCGGCCAGAGGGGGGTGTACCCCTCCTTGGCCTCAAAGACCAGGGCCCTGAGGGTTCGGCTTAGGGCGCTCAGGTTCTCGCGGTTCAAGATCATTACCACACCTCCACCCAGACGTAGTCCGGTTCCACCTTCAGGGCCCGGCCCGCCTTGGAGCGGCCCGTGCCCGTCTTGCCCACGGTGTTGGGCCCGGTGGCATAAACGTCCTTTCCCAGCTCCGTGGGGCCCACGGGGTCGGCGGGGTCGTTCTCAAAGCGGAACACTCCCCGGCGCACCAGGACCTTCTTCGCGCCGTCCGTCCCCCCGGTGTTGTCCACCGTCTCCTGGGCCACCCCCAGGGCGATCTTCCCGGTGCCGGGGGCCGCCTCCTCGGCGTAGCCCCCGCTCACCATCACCAGGGCTCCCTGCCGGATGACGGCGTTCGCCTTCACCGGGAGGGGGATGAGGTACTCGTCCGCCCAGCGCTCGGTGTCAAACATCACTCACCTCCAAACCGCTTCAGGGCCTCCTCGGAAACCCTGAAGACCTGGGCGAGCCTGCGCAGAGGCTCGTCCTCCTCCAAGGCCTTCCGCTCCGCCTTGGGCAGCTCCACGGGCACCAGCCGGGGCATCCCCTCCAGGGCCTTGCGGGCGGCCTCGAGGTCGGCCCGGGCCTGGGCGAGCCAGAACTCCCGCTGGTGGGGGAGGATGCGCCCTTCCTCCAGGGCCTTACGCACCAGGGCCTGGGCCTTCTCCTCCCGGGTCTGGACCTTGATGGCTTCCAGCTCCTTCCGGGTGCGCTCCAGCTCCTCCAGGGCGTCCTGCGCGGCCAGGAGGCGCAGGAGCTTGGCCTTGAGCTCCGTGGGGTCCTCGGCCCCGAGCCCCACCTCCAGGACCACCCGGCCCACGGCGGCCTCTCGCTTGAGGTCCTCCAGGGCCTGGAGGGCCGCCTCCTCGGTGGCCTCCGGGTCCAGTCCTAGGGCCTGCCTGAGCTTTTCCAGCATGTCCGCCTCCGCTTCTATGCGCTTTTGGAACCGGATGCCGGGGTTGTTGGTGAGGGCGAAGGAGTGGTAGCCCAGCACCCGGTGCCTGCCCATCTCGTCCGGGGTGGGGTCGTAGTAGAAGACCGGGGAGACGTAGGCGTACTCCCCCCGGCTCACCCGCTCCCGCCCCGTCTCCGACCACTCCACCAGGCCGTAGACGAAGCCGTCCTCCCCCACCACCAGCCCGGTGATGAACCCCGCCGCGGGGGCCGCCTGGGCCTGGCCCTCCTCCACCCGCACCGTCTGGTGGTGGAAGTCCAGGACCCAGGGCACGCCCCGGGCCCTAAGGTCCTCCAGGGCGGCCTGGAGGCTTTCCTCGTCGTAGAGGAAGACCGTCCCGTTCCCCACGAACTCCCCGAAGGGGTGGAGGGGGATGCGGTCAGGCGCCTCGGCCAAGGCGGCGCGCAGCGTGCCGGAAAAGGTCGGGGTGGAGGTATCGGTATTCTTGGGGAAGCCGGTCAAACTCGTCATAGGGCCGCCTCAGCACCACCCCCCAGTAGGCGCGGTTCTCTGCCCTCGCGGTCTCCGGGGAGAGGGGCCAGCTAGGCCCCGGCCCCTTGAGGCTGAGCGTCCGCGCCCTTGCGAAAGGTGCCGTCCCGGTTGAAGAGCGCCACGATCTGGTCAATGGCCCACCCCAGGATGGGGTCCGGGATCCAGGCGGGCCAGAAGCCGAGGATGGCGTTCACCACCTCCTTGACCCGCTTCATGGCCTCCTCCTTCTTCTGGAGGCCCGGGACCCCGTCCATGAGGTCCTCCACCACCAGGACCGCGAGCCCGAGGGCGAAGTAGGCGATACGGATGACCTTGAGCATCTTTCCCTCCAAAAGGTTTTGCCCCCGGGCTTCCCCGGGGGCACGTTTCCCACCTTAGCCCCAGTTTAACCCAGGGGGTGGGGGGGTGTCAAATCTAGAGCCTGCTCCGCACCTCCACCACCCGGCCCACGATCTCCGCCACCTGGTCCAGGGGAATGACGGGAGGCCCGTTCTCCTCGGGGTTGGTGGAGTAGAGGGCCCCGTTCTTGAGGAGCTTCACCACGTACTCCCCGTTCTCCAGCCGGGCCACCACGATGGCCCCGGGGTGGCCCTTGTCCTCGGTGTTGACGATGACGATGTCCCCATCGCAGATGGGGCGCTTCCCGGCGCACATGGAGTTGCCCCGCACCTTGAAGGCC